TCTTGTCAACGAATCTTCCTTTGAACAAGTCGCGAGCAAGAGAGCTTTTCCCACATCCAGGTACTCCATAGATCCAGATACCAGTTTCATGTGTAGCATCGGCAGGTACAACCTGTGATCGGGCTGCAATTCTCTCTAGAGAAGCATTGTAGCGGAGTAACATTTGAGGGTCGACTTCATCAATTTTGCCTTCACGAGCAAGCTTGACAGCAGCTGCATATTTAGAACCAGCTTCCTTTGAGTCTTGCGGGATGGTACCCTTGACAAAAGGACTAGGGTCTGATTTGGTACAATAAGAATGATTTTGCTGCGCGGTACCCTTCGCAGGCAAAACATGACATCCGAGAAGAAGTTTCTTTACAGTATTGAACCGCACAGTCTTGCCAAAATGGACGTAGCCTTGTAGATGAGGAGTTCCAGTTTCCGGAGCCACCTCTCGACCATACACGAGGTACTGGCACTCGAGGGAGGATAACACCTTCTCGGATTCTTCATTGTAATTATTCCAGGTAAAGCACCAAGCACGAGATCTTGCCATCTTACTATAGGGAGCATATTCTTTTTTGTCACAGCGTCACAGGGGTGGGGTAATAATAGCCCACCCCTGTGACAATAGATCCCCCCAACCCCCCAAGGGGGGATTTGTTTTTTAGCGCTCGCCGCGAGGCAGCCAGAATAGAATAATTATTATCGCGCTGCCCAGAGGGCACCCACGCGCGATTCTAATTATTCTATTCTGGCTTTTTAGATGCCGAACGAAGTGAGTGCGTGAATCACGCGTGATATTATTAATTTTTTTTGGGACTGCATTGACGTGAACATAAAATTTATTTAAGAAACAGCTTGAAGTTTGGGGCCGGTGTACATCACGATGAAATCGATGATGCAGCGGCAGTAGACAGGGGGGGAGTCGACGGCACTTTCGTAGCCGGACACAATGGTGTGGCAGTATGCAACCCTGTCAGGATTTGAGGTGCAGGGGGCAGAAAGGTCGTCGTTGTCCGACAGATCTTTGATGCCAAACAGCTTTTTAGGGCTAAATTTAGCCGTTACTTTTCCGAGGTTGCGTGCGTTAGCACCACAGATGAAGCGGAAGGGAACCTTGCGCTGCTCCATGATGTTATCTAGCGGCTGGGGCGTGTACGTGCTCTGTTGATCAATAACAATGCTAAGATACTGCCCATAGGCAGGATCATTCTGGGGCTGGTAACCAATGAAAGTTACCTTAGCACCAAGAACGGTGTATCGTTCGTACGCCTGAGTATAAAAATCGTGACCCATTGGCTGGTGACCAGGGCCAGAAAAGTTCGGGTCGTAGATACTGTTGACACGCCAGGTGTGATAGGCATGAGTGCCAATTCCAGCATCCAACGCAAGAGACTCGACGTAGCGAAGCTTGACGATGGTACGGTCGTTGATGAACCGATTCCTGGCTACAGTCGTAGTAGCCCTCTTGAAACGGCGTTTGGCGCGATAAATTTTGCGCTTCTTGAGAGAGCGTCTTGAACGGATTGCTTTGCGAGAACGTTTGGGCATCTTGTAGTTTTATTTAGAGAGCATATCTTTTTTGTATTGATTACACCACTCAGGAAGAGGTGTTCCATCAGGGCAATCTCGTGCTCCAGGGGTACGATAGTAGTCAAGGTGATAGATGCTACACCGACGTGTAATTGCATCAGCAAGGGCAGGATCATCAGCCCATATATCACCGGGTAAATAGTTGGAAGTGATTACGACCCATTCAGGACGGAGAGAACCGCTGCTAAACTTCACTTCAACAGGAAAAGCGTAACGATCGCACCATCTTTTAAGAGCACTACCAGTGCACTTATTAGAATGATCGAAGTCTTCAAGAAGAAGAACATCTTTTTCTAGCGTCCAATCTTGCAGGTTGAACCATTTGTTGATATTCTTGTCAACGAATCTTCCTTTGAACAAGTCGCGAGCAAGAGAGCTTTTCCCACATCCAGGTACTCCATAGATCCAGATACCAGTTTCATGTGTAGCATCGGCAGGTACAACCTGTGATCGGGCTGCAATTCTCTCTAGAGAAGCATTGTAGCGGAGTAACATTTGAGGGTCGACTTCATCAATTTTACCTTGACGAGCAAGCTTGACAGCGGCTGCATATTTACAACCAGCTTCCTTTGAGTCTTGCGGGATGGTACCCTTGACAAAAGGGCTGGGGTCTGATTTCGTACAGTACGTATGATTTTGCTGAGCACTACCTTTAGCAGGAAGCACATGACATCCGAGAAGGAGTTTCTTTATACGATTGAACCGCATAATCTTGCCAAAATGGACGTAGCCTTGTAGATGAGGAGTTCCAGTTTCCGGAGCCACCTCTCGACCATACACGAGGTACTGGCACTCGAGGGAGGCAAGCAGGTTCTCGGATTCTTCATTATAATTATTCCAGGTAAAGCACCAAGCACGAGATCTTGCCATCTTACTATAGGGAGCATATTCTTTTTTGGCACAGTGGCACAGGGGTGGGGTAATAATAGCCCACCCCTGTGACAAAACCTGGCGGTACCGGGATTTTTTTTTAACTTGATCTTAGCTGGATACTGAAGTTTGATCTTAGCTGGATACTGACGTCCAAATCGGGTCGCTCACGCGACCCTAATTGCGCGCTGCGCGCATTTTTCTTTGTTACTGCGGGGGGTGATAGAGCTTCAGTTCTTTTTGCCGCTTAGCGAGGCAAGGCAGTTTTAAGTTTTGTGCGAGTCTTTTGGCGGGAAATTCAATTTATTTTTTAAGATTGAGGCAACATTTGAGGTCCGGCGAGGCGGACGATGTAGTCGATGACTACGCGACAATACTGAAGAGGATTGTCAGTGGATGCATCAAAACCATGCACCTTAGTATGAAAATAAGCTCCAAGGACAGGATTCTGCCCAAACAAGGACCACAGATCTTCGTTATCAGTCGTATCTTTCCCTTGAAAAACACGTTTAGGACTGTAGTAACCAGTTACAGTAGCTTTGTTGTTGGTCATGTTACTTTGGTAGAACCTGTAGGGCGTACCGCGCTGTTCGATGATGGAGTCGAGAGGTACGGCGAGGACGCCAGGACTATCGTCACAAGTGACAGTAGCGACTTGGCCGTAGCCAGTTGAAGGTAGCGGACACCAAGCAGTAAATTTGATCTTGGCTCCAAGAACGATGTAGCGAGTATAGAATCTCGCCCAGTCATCATGACCAAGTGGCTGATGACCACCACCAGAGTAGTTAGGGTCGAAAATACTGTTGGCACGCCAGGTGTGGTATGCCATTGTGGCGATCCCAGGATCTAAATTAATTTGTTCGCAATATCGAAGTTTGACAACAATTCCATCAGGATTGATTAAGTTGCGTGTGAGGCGAGGCGTATAGCGCGCCTTGCGCTTTGCGCGATAACTCTTGCGTTTCTTGAGAGAGCGTCTTGAACGAGTTGCTTTGCGAGAACGTTTGGGCATCTTCTGGTTTTATTTAAGTAGCATATCTTTTTTCAAAGTGCTTCACAGTGAAGCGTCTGCGGATAGCAGCGATAGTCTCGGGATCATCCCAGATACCTTCAGGAGAATACTGAGAAGTAACAACAATTTTCTTAGGTCGAATCATAATAGCACCTCCCTTAGTTTCACCAAGAAAGGCGTAGCGATCAGACCAGATCTTGAAGTGATGGCCAAGGACTTTGTGGTTGGGGTCTACGTCGTCGATTATGACAGCATCCTCTCCTTGATATCCGTCCCACCACTTGTTGCACATCTTGAAGTAGGCATCAGGAAAATCAGCGCGAGCAGCGCGGCTCTTACCGGCACCAGCCTCTCCCCAATACCAAACTCCCGAAAGGTCGTCAAGGTCATCGGGTTTTTTCATATGATCTTTCTTGATTTCTTTGAGAGTGCGATAATATTTGACATAAATGTCTGCAGGAACACTATCCAAGTCACCTGCGCGAGCAGATGCACGAGCGTCTTCCCATCTTTGTTTCTCAGCGTTCCCTCCCTTCTTTTCATCAGGTCGTTCCCCACGCTCCACAAAGGAGTCCTTGTCTTGTTTAGTACAATAACGAAAATTTTGTTCTGCGTTACCTTTTGCAGGTTCGAGATGACATTGTGGAAGAAGGGCCTTCACTTTGTTGAATCGCATGAGTTTTCCAAAGTGACAGTAGCCTTGCAGGTGTGGCACCTTCGATTCGTCTCCGACTTCATGACCATATACAAGGTAACGGCATTCAATGCCAGCAAGCACAGTTTCAGAAGTTTCATCATAATTATTCCAAGTGAAGCACCAAGCACGGGATTGCGCCATTTTAATATAGGGGGCATATTTTTTTCAAATTTCCCGTACCGCCATGTAGTGGGACAGTGGGACAGGGGGTCTGGGTAATACTATACCAGACCCCCTGTTTCAGTACCGGGATTTTTTTTTAACTTGATCTTAGCTGGATACTGAAGTTTGATCTTAGCTGGATACTGACGTCCAAATCGGGTCGCTCACGCGACCCTAATTGCGCGCTGCGCGCATTTGTTTTTATAATCGCGGGGGGTGATAGAGCTTCAGTTCTTTTTGCTGCTTAGCGAGGCAAGGCAGTATGCGAGTCTGTTGGCGGGGAAATTCAAATTTATTTTTTAAGATTGAGGCAACATTTGAGGTCCGGCAAGGCGGACGATGTAGTCGATAACTACGCGACAATACTGAAGAGGATTGTCAGTGGATGCATCGAAACCATGCACCTTCGTGTGAAAATAAGCTCCAAGGACAGGATTCTGCCCAAACAGAGACCACAGATCTTCATTATCTGTAGTATCCTTCATTTGAAAGACTCGTTTAGGACTGTAGTAGCCAGTAACAACGCATTTGTTGTTAGCTTGATTTGTTTGATAGAACTTGTAAGGCGTACCGCGCTGTTCGATAATTGAATCAATTGGCACAGCAAGGACACCGGTGCTGTCGTCACAAGTGACAGTAGCGATTTGACCGTAGCCGGTCTGGGGAGTAGGGCACCAAGCGATGAACTTGATCCTTGCTCCAAGAACGATGTAGCGAGTATAGAATCTCGCCCAGTCATCATGACCAAGTGGCTGATGACCAGCACCAGAGTAGTTAGGGTCGAAAATACTGTTGGCACGCCAGGTGTGGTATGCCACTGTGGCGATCCCAGGATCTAAATTAATTTGTTGTCAATATCGAAGTTTGAC